CCTGGAAGCAAGATTGGCAAAGCTGGAGGTAAACTAGCAAAAGTTACCGGCACGATTGCCAAAAGACCGATTGCTTCTGGTGTTGCTATTGGCGGATTGGCAACTCCCGCTTACATGGCGGTTGAAGAAGCTGGCGGCAAAGAAGATTACTCGCTTAAAGACTATTTAATCGGAGCGGGAACAAGCGCAGCGTTGGGCGGTGGACTTGGCGTAGCCGAAAAAGGATTGACCGCAGGCATACGGAAAATAAGGAATAAGACTCCTGATGAGATCAATAAACTTATTGAAGCTGGCGACCCAACGACTATTGACTTAGTTGACACGCTTACTGCTGGACTTACTCCAGATGATTTGAAAATGGCTCCTGCTAATTTCAAAGGCAGCGTTAGTGAATACATAAGCAATGCAACAAAGGCAACTGCATCAAAAGTAGTTCCTACTAGAGTTATTGGATATGATGCAACGACTGCCGCAAAGAAAGCAAAGGCTTCCGTGGAAGCTGTTGAAGGAACAGCAACAAACATAGGTGGTCGAATCGACTCATACCTTGATGCAAACCCGCAATATCGGGATGATGCAATAGCGTTTCTTGATGGCGAAGATCGTCCTGACTTGCCGCCTGAACTGCTGGATCAACTTGTATTTGGCAGAAGCAAGATACGGGCAGAGCAACAAAGGATGATTGACCTGCACAACAGCGGGGAGAAGTTACTGCCAAACAACAGGGCGGAAGTAATAGAGGACAGTCTTAATCGCGGTGACTATTTGACTAGGGGCTATGAGTTTTTCCAGAATCCAAACTACACGCCATCCCCCGAAAAGTATGATGCGCTAAAACGTCGGCTAACAACTGGGCTTACCGACGAAATGAAGGACGCTCGGATGAAGGAGTTTATTGGCAACTACAAGATGCCACGCGAAGAAGCGGAAAGGATAAGGCGTTTTCACGGGATTGCACCTGGAGGTGAGGGTAAGTCAAACGCCGCATATCAAAGGGATATTAAGGCAAGTTCCACTCCTAGTAAGGATAGAATTGCAGCATTCCAAAAGAAACTTGATGAGGAGAAAATGACTGAGGAAGAAGCCAATAAATACTTGGCAGAGCTTCAGTTAAAGATGAAGGGCAATCCTACGGAGTTTTCTGCATTTATGCAGGGGAAAGGAACTCCAAATGTATTAAAGCAAAGAAAGGTTGTTTCACAAGAGCTAGAAGATTACCTTGGGCTGATTACACAACCTGGACAAAGAGTAAAGTCAACCATATCCGTTCTCAATAGGATCAACGAATACAACGAATCTGATGCTAGGATTGCAAAGTCTTTGCTTGATTCTGGCATGGCAGTAAAAGCGTCTGATCCTAATTTCCAACAGGGGCTTCAACCCTTGAAACTCAAACGTGGCGATGCAATGTTTGATGGGGAACCATTGTTTGTTGATCCTTACACTCAGAACGCAATCAACAAGGTTTACGCAGGAGGAGTAGAAGAACAATCCAACTTGCTTGCGGCTCGCTTAATGGGGGATATTTATGAGACTGCCGTATCTGGTTTGAAGTCGGCTAAAGTGCTTGGGAATCTTTCATCTTATTTGATCCAAGCCCCAAGCAACCTTGCTGCAACACTCGGTGCGGGAATGAATCCTGCCCTTGGTCTTGGTAATGCTGTGAAAATGGCACTTGGAACACTTGGTGGAACAAAGCTAGGCAGCTTGCCAGTAATTAAAAGATTCGCTAATGAAGCACCTCCAATAACTTTGCAGAAGTTTGAGGACTACAAGAAGCGCGGAATGATAACTGGCAACATTGCCTATGAGGATCTCAAGGCTGGGCTTCAAGGGAAACGCATTGGAAAGGTTCTTGAGAAAGTGACTAATGTTCCTGGTCGTGTTTACAGTTTACCCGATAACATATTTAGAGTTGTAAACTACGAGAACAATATGCACGTCTTGAAAAAGATGATGCCAACTGCTACTGATGAGCAGATCAAAGAAATGGGAGCAAGACTCACAACAAAGACTTACCCCAACTACGATTCAATAAGCCCTGAACTGAAAGCACTTTCAAGGGCTGGTGTGATGCCTCAGTTTGTTACCTATTCTCTTGAGTTTGCAAGGACTCAGTTTGAGCAAGCCAAGGCAATAAGAGACATGATGAATGGCACTTTGGTAGCAAAGCTGGGAGATGAGTTTAAGGATATTCCTGTTAATCAATCGGCAATGAAGAAAGAAGCTGCCAAAAGAGCAGTTACTATGGCTGCTGCCTATGCCGCCGCGACATACGGATTGAACCAATTTAACCGCGAGACATTCACGGAAGAAGAAGAGAGGGCTTATCGGGATACTGTTGCGGCAGAATTTGAACGGGACAAACCGCTTTTGCTTTACCGGAAAAAAGATGGGTCTATTGGCTCAGTGAATACTTCCGTTTATCTGCCACAAACCATATTGGCGAATCCCGTTATGTCGATATTAAGAGGCGAAAACGCAGAGGAAGGGACTGGCAATCTTCTAAAGGTTCTTGGCACTGAGCTTGTTGGAGAGGGTTCATTTGCTCTACAAGCTGGCACATCAATGATTTCCGGTAGGGATTTTGAAACAGGTGAATTGATTTCCAATGCCCCAAGCACGATGGGACAAGTGGCAGATAGAAGTGCAAACTTTGCCAAGGAATTTATTCCATCCACGATTACTGCATTGCAAAGACCTGATAGGACGACCCAAGAAAAAGTCACAAGACAACTTGGAATACGCGAAGAGAAAAGAACCATCCCAGAAGGTTTTGGATTTAAGGCTCGCCTTGTAAATGAGGCAGTTAAGAATATCAAATCCACCATATCAGGGCATCAATATGCATTGAAAGATGGCAGGATCACGCCGGAACAATACGAAAGTCTGGTTGCAAACGAGCAAGCTAACTACGCTGGCAATATGCAGAAAATGCTAGCTCATGTGGATAATCTCAGAACGCTTGGTGAGACCGATGAAACAATCATCCCAATGCTTAAAGATGCGAATTTCTCAAGTTCTGACACACTCAACCTGATTGATGGTAAACTTGTTCCATTTGACCCGACAAAAGAAAAAACAACATCCGAGATGCTGGATGAGATAGCTGGAAAGAATGATGCGGAAACCCGTCAAAACATTAGGGACTTCATAAAGAAAGACCCGATTGTTGGTGAGAGGATTCTGGGAGCATACAAAGACAGGATGCGAAACCAAGGAATTGTTCTTTCTCCAAAGGAAGCATTGCTTGCTGGGTTGCCAACCGATGAGAAGGTTGCAAGGCTTTTCCCAGAAATCCAATCAAGCCGCGATCCACAAGCCGCAATCAGAAGGCTTGTTAAGAAAAAGATATTGACCGAGACTGATGTATTGAACATAAGCATCAGGCAGAAGGCGCAACGAAATGAGTGACGAAAAACTAGAGAAGTTCAAAGAGAACTACTACGACGACCGCCCAGACAAAAGCGAGTGGTTCCTTGAGGTGCGCGAACGTGCCAAGTCTCTCTCCCGTAATAACGTCGAGCATTACGCTCCCCACAAGGCAGCGTTGGCGTTGTTCCTTTTATCCCAAGGCGCAAGGATAAGCGAGATTTCCAAGAAAACTGGAATGGGGCGGGACGTAATCCGTGGGTTGGAGTGGCGGCATAACGACACCCTAGAAACGAAGCGTAAGGAGTTCTCCATGCGCTACGCCATCGCTGCGCAGGAATACACCGATTTGTTGTTTGAACGCGCCACACAGCTATTTGACGACCCTGACAGCCTTGCTAAGATTTCCCCTGAGAAGCTGGCAATCACGGTTGGTATTTTGACAGACAAGGCGGCACAACTTACCGGCATGGCGACTACCGTGGTGGAGCATCGCAAGGGCGCGAGCATTGATGATGCTGCTAAAATGATTTCAGAGGCGCGAACTAGGATTGCAAATAAAATCAGAGAAAGCGCGATTGAAGCAGAAATTATTGACGAATCCAATGATCTTTGATAAAAAACAAGCGTCAACTGGATGTGCGATCCAGAAGACGCTTTAACACAAAACATAAACTACTATGAAAAGTGCTGAGAAAAATAAGTCAGAAGAATTGATTGATGTCAAGAACATATCCGATTATTTGGATTACAATTCGGAAACAGGCATTTTTGTCTGGAGGGTAAAAACAAAAACTAGCAATGCGGGTGATGTTGCAGGAAACGCAAATTGGCGTGGATATGTTTCAATATGGATTTCTGGCAAGCAGTATTACGCGCACCGATTAGCTTGGGCGTTTTGCAATGGCTCATGGCCTATTGGAGATATTGACCACATAAACGAAGACAAGTCAGACAATAGAATTGTAAATCTAAGAGTCGCAAGCCGTTCAGAAAATATGTTCAACCGTGGTTGCAATAAAAACAACACCTCTGGAATGAAGGGAGTGGTTTTCTGCAAGACAACAAATAGATGGAGGGCGCAGATGATGGTAAACAGAAAGAGCGTTAACATCGGAAGATTCAAAACAAGAGAAGCAGCGGCAAACGCTTACATGCTTAAAGCGCAAGAAATCAGGGGAGAGTTTGCAAAATGCTAAAGTGGACGGATCATCCAGTTCTTCCCGTTCCTACGGATGAAGAAATCACTCAGATGAGTGCTGAGGAATTGATGGAGTTTCATCAAATTCGTGAGGAGGCTATTCGTAATGCGGCAAGAGACCCGTTTAGATATGGATGGAAGTTTGAAAACTGGAGGAAGGTTGAAGAATACTTATCAACCAGAAACGAAGCCTTAATCAGCGGAGGAAATCGGTCGTCGAAAACGCAGGTCGGTGCTTACTTTGTGGTTAAAGCGGCTATTGAAAACCCCAATTCTGACATTTTTTGTTTCGCTCAAAACGCCGAGGTTTCTATTCGTCAACAACAAGCTGCCGTGTATGACTGGATGCCAGCCGAATTTAAGAGCAAGCAGACAAGCCAGAACACCTATCTGTCTTACTCAAGGAAAAATGGCTGGACTGACAACTCATTGATTCTTCCAAATGGCTCCCGTATTTCTTTTAAGACCTACGCAGCGTTTGCAAACAATCAAACGATTCTTGAGGGCGCAGAGCTTGGATCAAAAGAAGCAACTTGGCTAAACATTGGCGCATGGTGCGATGAGATGCTTGGTGGTCCAGAGATAATCGACACGTTAAGATTCCGATTGGCGACCAGAAACAGCAAGATGATGCTGACGTTCACACCTATCTTTGGATACACTGAACTGATAAAGCAGTATCTTGACGGAGCAAAGATTATTGAAAGTCGAGAGGCTGAACTTCTGGATAATGAGATTGTTCCGACAATTCTTGAGTGTAAAAACATCAAGGGAACTGTCCATTATTTCCACTCTCAAGATAACCCTTTTGGTGGTTACGACCGAATAAAACAAACATTGATTGGTAAACCAAGAGAGGAAATCTTGATTCGGGCTTACGGCATACCAACAAAAGCCGCAGCCACCAAGTTCCCCAAGTTCAACAAGGTGGTCAACGTGGTGGAGCCGGAGAAGATTCCGACTCGCAACGTCACAAGGTATCATATCATCGACCCCGCAGGATCAAAAAACTGGTTCATGTGCTGGATTGCCGTGGACGAGACGGGAACATTTTGGGTTTACCGCGAATGGCCTGGGGTTGACGTAGGCGACTGGGCGGAATGGCGGAATGGCAAGTGGATGCCTGGAGAGGGCGCAAAAGGGCAAGGATACGGTATCCGTGACTACATCGAGCTTATCGAGAACGTAGAGGAAGATGAAGAGATTTTTGAGAGGCTAATCGACCCGCGACTTGGGGCAGCAAAGTATCAAGTGCAGGACGGTTCATCTTCGATCATCGAGGATTTGAACGATGCGGGAATGGTTTGCATCCCTGCCCCTGGGTTGGAGATTGACGATGGGCTGCAAGCATTGATCGGGAAAATGGCATGGGATACTTCTAAGCCGTTGGATTCTGTCAATCGTCCCCACTTCTACATCAGTTCCGACTGCGAGAACATCATCCAAGGGTTGTCAGAATACACCGGAGACGGCGGATTAAAAGAGGCATGGAAGGACGTTATTGACGTTTTACGTTACGCAGCAATTTCTGGAATAGATCACGTTGACAATTCCGTCAGTTTGGTTACAACTCAGGGAGGTGGAGGCTATTAACATGAGCGCGAAGAAAGAACCGAAGAAAAGAGGACGACCCGCAAAGGTTGTGGAGCCTGTTGTAGAATTGCCGGAAACGCCCTTAAAAGCGGTGATTTTAGGAGCTTGCAACAACCCGACATGGATGCGCGGCAGGATCGACGGTTTTGGAGTAAACGTCAAAGTCCCCGCTCAAATGTCAAAACGCTTGATTGGGAAGGAAGTTAGTGTTATCCTTGTCGATTCCGACCTTGGGGACTACTACCAATACATACCATGAATCCATTGCAAGAAATAGAAGATGAGTCCCTTGTTTACGTGGACAAGGAGCCAGATATTATGGCGTTGGCTAATGCTTACGACACCTGTTTGATTGATCTGGATTACTACTTTGAGTCCTGTTTGCGGTCTTACAATGATCGACGGAATATCTGGGATGGGAAGTCAGACGACCTACGCAAAAACGGGGCGAACGCTTTCCCGTGGCAAGGTGCTTCTGACCAAGAGGTGAACGTGGTTGGCGAGCGCATTGATATGTATGTTGCGCTGTTTGACCAGGCTCTCCAGCGTTCCCACATTAAAGCGTTTCCAACTTCGATGGCGGCAATGCCCAAGGCGGCGGTTGTTTCTGGCTTCCTGAAATGGATGCGTTCCACCTACATTCCCGACTTCAAACGTCAGATGGAGCTTGGTGGGAACTACCTGATGGAGAAGGGGATTATGGTTTCCTACGTTGGTTGGAATCGTGAGAAGCGTTCTTACCTCCAGAGCATCAGCCTAGAGCAGATTCAAGAAGCATCCCCTGACCTTGTTGAGTTGATACTTAGTGGACAAGATGATGAGGTGCTGCTTGATTTGATTCAGCAATCCTTCCCTGGCCTTTCCACTAAAAGAGCGAAGAAAGCAATCAAAGACCTTCGCAAGATGGGCGCGGCGGAAATCCCACTTCCTCGTCAAACGGTTGACTGTCCGGTTGTCTATGCTTGCGCTCCCGATGGTGAAGTGATGTTCCCGTCTTACATTTCCGATCCGCAACGCGCTCCGTATATGTTCTGGCGCACCTTCCTCACAGCTCAAGAGCTTGAGAAAAAGGTAACGAACGAGGGCTGGGATCGTGAATGGGTGGACAATGCCATTGAAACCCTTCGCGGGAAAGACTCTATGTATCTCGATGGCGAGAAGGTTAAGACCCAAACACGCCTTCCAATCACAGACGACAATGACCTTGTGATGGTTGTCTATGCGTATCAGCGTTTGATTGACGAAGAGGACGGTTCCGAGGGCATTTACTGCACCGTGTTCCATCCCCAGACAGAAGGGTTTGCTAAGCATGAGCTTCTGAACGGATATGACGACTACCCATTCGTAGTCACCCGCCTAGCCAATGACCAGAAACGAATGTATGAGGTTCAAACTTTTTCAGATATTCTCCGTGGTCCTCAGATGCAAATTAAGACCGAACGTGACAGCCGCATTGATCGTGCGTCTCTCGCAACTCTACCTCCTCTTATGCATCCTGCTGGACGTCCTCCTTCTGATTGGGGTCCAGGTCGCAGAGTCCCGTATCGGCGTTTGGGTGAAATTTCATTCGGTCCGATTCCTTCGCAAGATAATGGCTCTATTGAAAGTGAGCTTTCGATGCGTAGTCAAGCTGATCGTGCTATTGGTCTTGATCTTGAAAATCCCCTTTCGGCGGCGCGGCAGCAATACTACATTGGGAAGTTCCTAGACCATGTGAAGGACGTTCTTACGATGGCTTGGAAGCTGTATCAGCGAATGGGACCAGATGAAGTTTTCTTCCAAGTGACGGGTAATCCTAACCCACAAGTGATGACTAAGGGCAGTCCCGATGAGGACTTCTCGATTATGGTTTCGTTTGATTCCTTGTCGAGTGACCCAGACACAGCCGAGACTCAGTTGAAGAATATGGTTCAGTTGGTTCAGTTGGATCGTAATGGGATCATGGACGTGAACAAGCTGCTTGAGTTTGCGGCTTCCTCCATCAATCCTATCTTTGCCGACTATGTATTGCAGCCAGTTGAAGAGTCACAACAGAAAGTGGCGAAGAATGTTACTGATGACCTTGCCAAGATATTCGCTGGTATCGAAGTCCCCGCCCAACCTAACGGCGCACAGATTGCAATGCAGATGGTTCAGGCGTATGTCCAGCAACCCGATGTTGCGGCTAGGGCGCAGTCTGACGAGGCTTTCGCAGGTCGCTTGCAGAAATACATGGGTCAGTATCAAATGATGATGATGCAAGCCCAGAACGCTGAGATTGGTCGTCTTGGCACGGCTCCAGCACAGATGGGCGGCGTAACAACTCAAGGAATGGAACAATAACGGAACGCAAAAGATGTCATTATCATGGTTCACAAATGGTGTAAATCTCAATCCTCAAACGTGGAAAGCTTGGGATTTAGCGCAACGAAACGAAGATGGCAGTCCAGTATGGGATGTTGATTGGAAAAAAGTGGCTTGGGCAATGTATAAAGAATCTTGCAATATTGAATCACAGTTAAATGACTTAAAGTCTGAATATCAACAACCTAAACAATAGCCATGAAACAAGGACTGTATAGCAACATCGCAGCTAAACGCAAGCGTATCGCAGCAGGTAGCGGAGAGAAGATGAACAAGGTTGGCAGCAAGAAAGCCCCGACTGCGAAAGACTTCCGCGACTCAGCTAAAACCGCGAAGAAGAAGTGAACACGAAAGAAGAATACAATTTTGCCCTCCGCGATTGGCTTGCAGGACAGGCCATGCAGGGAGCTTCAAACTTTATCAACATGGATGAGTTCCATTATGAGGATTCACTGAAAGAGTTAGCGGTTACTTCATACCGTATTGCCGATGCGATGCTTGCTGAACGCAACAAAAAGATAACGCCATGAACAAGCTGCCAAATGACATAGCCAGATGCAATGGCGAATGGGTGGAGGACGGTGCGGATTCCGCTTGGCGCGAAGGTTGCGAGACCTGCCTACGCAGAACCGCCCCTCGTCCAGAACAATACTCGCTGATTATTCCCCCTGCCATCCTTGCTTTTTTCTGCGAATACCTGATTGAACCGTGATGGAAAAGAGATTTAAAAAAATAGTCACCAATCCCGCCACGGGACGCAAAAGAACCGTGAAGTTCGGGCAAGCTGGCAAGGCTGCTGATGGCGGAGATCGGATTCGTCCTGGCACAGCCAAGGGTGATGCTTACTGCGCCCGTTCCGCCAAGATCAAAGGTGATTGGAAGTCTGACCCCAATTCACCGAACCGACTTTCCCGCCGCAAATGGAAGTGCAAGGGGAGCAAATCAATGAAGTGATGAGAGACTACAAAAAAGAGTATCAAGAATATCACGGGAAGCCCAAGCAGATCGCTCGCAGGGCTGGTCGTAACGCTGGACGTGCCAAGGCTGTGAAGCTGGGTATCGCATCCAACGGAGACGGCAAGGATGTTCACCACAAGAACAACAACCCCAAAGACAACCGCGCTAGCAACCTCGCCTCTACCTCCGTAAGCAAGAATCGCGGATTTCCTCGCACAGCAAAAAACAAGCCCAAAGGACGACTTAGATGAAATAATTTTCTAATCCTCGCGTGGTGTCGGCTCGTGCCATTTGCGCTCTGAAGGGATTAGACGACTAGGATTCCAAATCCAAAGTCGAGTGAACGAGCCGCCAACTTAACGCATATATGACACCACTCCCAAAACCAACCATCCAGCAAGCCGTAGCAGTTCTCTCAGACCGTGACGAGTTCAAGGCCATCGTCCAGTTCATCCAAGACGAGCGCGAGAGATTTTTTGCAGACCTTCGCCAGTGTGTAGATACCAACGAGGTAATGAAGATCGTAGGCAGCGTTTCAACCTTGGATGAGCTTCTTTCCTTGTTGAAAAAAGAAGGTTGACTTTTCAACACTCTCTGCTTTTATTGCTTCGCCGTTTCGTTTTCGGCGTGTTTGTGTGTTCAGAGAGCCGTAGGGGTTAATCCTCTACGGTTCTTCTGTTTGAACAGGTCGATACACTGAACGCTGCGCGTCAGTGATCTTAGCTGTTAGCGGAAGATTTCAGAATGGCTTCCAGTTTCCATTTAACGTGATAGAACCAGTCCTGACTGATCCGCCCTGAGAAGGTCGCCATGTCTCCATCGTCCTCAACGTCCGAGTAGTCCAACTCGTCAAGAATCCCGAAGATCGCTAACAAGTCATGCGAGGCAACCTCTACAACGTCTTTTGCTGGATTCTGGCTCATGCGTTCGGTGCCTCCATATTTGCGTTAGGCAGAATTAAATCTTCACGTTCGCGCCAGAATGCCAGTTGTTCAGACCAATCGCCGGCAAACATTTCCAACGGATATATTTCGTCGTTTTTCCGGTGCAGTTCTTTCCATGAGGATTCAAAATCCTCAAGGGATTTGAGTTGCTCAAATATAAACTCGTCTAACGTCAAAGAATACCGAACAAGACGTGAGACGCAATCCCCACTAGTCTCCTGTTGGGTTAGGGTTTTCGGCTTCGGTGGTGATTTATCGTTTGGCATGGTCTTGGGGTATAAGTGGTGGGGATGCGTCTACATTGACGTTCTCGCTATAAATTTTCCTCTGACGGACAGCTTCAATGCCGTCTTGGTCGTCTTCAAGTTGGGATAGAGCGTTGGCGAGCGTAGCAGCCCCGATCTTCTCCACCTCATCATAAGGAGCCATCGACCACCCTGCGATGTAGTCAGCGATCTCCTTAATCGTGTAGGTTTGAACGGCTATCGGGCGTTTTCGGCACTGGTCAGCATGAGCGCATGCAGGGTATCCGCAGTCGTATCCGGAGTTCGGGCAGTTAAATTCTTTCGGCATATTTTCGGTTCGTTTCAGGTTATCAGGCTTGCGAGGTTTATTGGAGTCGTAATCTGGACTCCATCCTACGTGTCCTACTTGGAATTTATCGTTCATGTTTTTGTGTTGCGTGGTTAGTTTCCCTTTTTTCTCATTCGATTCAAGAAGAATCAGTTCGCTTCGCTCAAAAAGATTCTCCCCGAGAGGATAAAGCCAAACCGATCTCTTAGGGCTGCGTTGCCGCATTCCTATGTTCCTTGGTTCACCATGCAGAACCCCTGCTTCCAGAGACCTGATTCGGTTTTACGCTCTTCCCCCCGTTTCGGATTTTTGCCGTTACGGATGCTAGATGACAGATCGGAGTCAGAGCTAGCCGCGAGCCTAATGGTGATGAAGTCTTGCGACCCCTTTGCCCGTTCTCATGGCTGACTCGTTCCAAGAGAAACTAGCCTAAATGAAAAGGACTAGCACGAGGAGGTAGGAAAACCCGTGCTAGTCCTTTAAGCCATGCGATCAAGCGGCGGCGTGGAAAACTTTAACGATGAGTCCTACCTCTCGTCGGCAGAAATCTACGCAGGTTTTTCTGACAACGCAAGAAAAAGTTTCAATGAATTTTTATCCCCTTAACATCACTATTGACAACTGTAACAAATTTGCGTTAGTGTGCTGCAAATCGCACCGCCGAGCGTAAATGGCGTTTCCAATATGAGCAATCCAGAAGCTACCGCTGAAGCTATCGAATCAGTGTCTAACCTGTCATTTGAAGAGCTTGTAGCTCAGAGAACGGCAAGACAAAATCCAGAACCTGAATCCGAGGAGCAACCCGAAGAAGAAGTAACCGAAACCGAGGAGGAAGAGATTCCCACCGAAGAAGAGGAAACCGAAACAGAGGAAGAACCCGAAGAGGAGGAAGAGGAAAGCGAAATTGATCTACTGTCGTTGACCACGGAGCAGATTCAATCTTTAGCCAAAAAGGGTAAGAGCCGACTCCTTCAACGGATTGGCGAGCTAACCGCTCAGAAGAAAGCCCTGGAGGAAAAGATTCAGTCTCAGCCGGAAATCAAGGAAGTCCCTCAAGAACAAAACCCATTCCGCGAAATACAGTCATTCGATGACCTAAAGGCGAAATACAAGGAGCTTGAGAAAACCCTCGATTCAACAGATGAACTATTGGAGGAATACGAAGATTATCGTGCTGAAGACATAATCCTAGTTGGAGACCGCGAGTTCACCAAGCAGCAGATTCGTAAAGCTAACCGAAACGCACGTGAGGCGTTGACCAAATACATTCCCGCTCAACAGGCGCATCTTCAGCAGATCGCCCAGATGGAACAGCTAAAAGGTCAATACATCGCTGCGGCAGAAGAAGAAGTTCCCGACATCAAGGATGAAACCACAACTGTCGGAAAACAATTCAAGGATTTAATGTCTGACCCGCTTATCGAAAAGCTACGCAAACAAGTTCCTGAAATTGGCTACCAAATCGAATACATCCTGGCTCATGCTGCCAACTCCATTCATGGAGGAACGAGAATCAAGAAGCAACCTGCGGTGGCGAACAAGCTGAAAATCAGCCCATCATCTTCGCCATTTGGTGCAGGAGCTGCGAAATCCTCGACTCCCTCCACAAAAAAGGGGACGGACGCATACAGCCGCTTTGAAAGAAGTGGGAGTCCAGAAGAATGGGTTGCTGCTAGAATCGCTAAATACAAGTAAATTCAACCAACTAAGAAAATGCCTATCTCAAATACTTATCAGCCATCAGCCCCCGCCGCCAAGTCCGGTCAGGGTTCCGCCGTCTCCAACCGTGAGGATTTAAGCAACGAGCTTTCTATCCTTGCACCGGAAGAGACTCCTATCCTTTCGCTCTGCGGCAAGGGTAAAGCATCTGCCACCTACACCGAGTGGACTGTTGACAGCCTCGCCTCCCCCGCTACCACGGGTATCAGCGAAGGTTCCGACGTTACCTCGTTCTCCGACAAGTTCGCGGATCGCGCCCGTCTTGGAAACTACATCCAACTCATGCGCCGTGACTACATTGTGTCCAACCTTCAGCAAGCCGTCACCAGTGTCGGACCAGCTAACGTGGCACAAGCGGAAGCGAAGTCCATGCGTGAAATCAAGCGCGACATCGAAGCAACCATCGCCTCCGACAACGAGATGACGGTTGAGAACGGTGCTGGCACTCCTTACGGAATGCGCGGTCTTGGCAAGTGGATTCAGACCGCTGCCCAATCAACCAACCCAGTTCCCGCTGCATACCGCACTCCTTCTGGTTCGATCATCTCGTCCACCATCAGCGAAAGCACCTTCAACACTTTGATTGGTTCGATCTTTGCTCGTAACGGTGAGATGAACAGTCTGACACTTGTTGCTAACGTGGCACTTCGCCAGCTTATCAGCAACTTCACCCGCGCCCAACCCTCAAACGCTGGTGTTACCTACCATGTCAACCAAGACGCTACGAGCAAGCAAATCACTCTTTCGGTGAATCTGTATGACTCCGACTTCGGCCTTGTGAAGATCGTGAACGGCAACCCAAGCTGTATGCCAACTGCTAGCACCAACGTAGGCTACGTCATCAATCCTAAGTATCTGGGCTTCAACACCCTGATTCCTATGGGTGCTACTCGCCTTGAGAACCAAGGTGGCGGCGAGCGCGGCTTCATTGACGTTGCTGGAACGCTTGTCTGTAAGCATCCCCAAGCCCACGGTAAAATCGCATACTAATCCAAACTAAGAAACAAATATGAAAACTACTATTCAAGAATCGTTTAACGGGTTTACCGACATCCACAAGCTAACCGCTGCTGACATCACTGCTATTGGCACTGGTGGACAGCGCACAATCGCCCTCGTCCCTCCTGGTGGCGTGGTGACTGGCTGCGGCGTGTTTGAGGCATCGGACTTCGCTGGAACATCGACTAACCTCACCCTTGACGTTGGCGTCACTGGTGCAGACCCCGATGATTTCATCGACGCGCTTGACCTCGACGGTTTGACCAAGGCTGCCTTCAACACTGGAGACGTTCTTGTCAACACCGCTGCTGGCTATTACATCAACAACACGGCATCCGCTGTGCCTGTTCTTATCGAACCTATCTTCACCGGCACTGTGACTGGTGGTGAGTGGTATATCGGAGTTAAGATACTTGATCTTGGACTCCTTGCGTCCAACGCCTAAACCCAAACTGGGGAGGGAGGTAAAATCTCCCTCCCTTTTCTTTCTTTATGCTGGTTGACGAAGAAATCAATGCTGCCCTTGTCCGTGAGCTATGCTCTGGACGCAAGTTCATCGAGAGCTTGGAGAAGCGCAGGGAGATTGAAGCCGCTGCTGAAGCAAGAAAAATGCGTGAAGTGAAGTCCATCGCGGGGAAACCCGTGGGTTCTATTCCGCAACGTGAGTATCTACTACTCGCAAACAAATACGGAAGTGAGTGCTGGGATGACCGCACCTTTGTCCGTGACTTTTTCAAATCACAATCACACCTTAAAGCTGGCAACATTTGATGCAAACAAGAACCTACGCTGAACTGCTTTCTTTGATCCAGTCACTAAGCGGGGTTGTCTTTGCTACGCTAGAGCTTGGGAGGATTAAGGCTCTGATTAACCGCAGGGCGTTAAGGGCTTATCGTTCGACAAACTACTGGCCTCGCTTTCTAAAGATCGGTGAGGAACGCGCTGTGACTAACGATGTAGTTCCCTACACTGAGTCGGGCAAGAGTGCGATTGACACTTACTTGCGTATCCATGTGCAAGCTCCTTATGTGACTACTTCCGTTCAGGAGTATGACATTATGGTGACGGCAGATGGGGCTAAGTTGGTGGCTGGGAATACCGCACCTACTTCGGCGTTTGTTACCTACAAGGCGCAACTTACCGATACTTACGGTGACGGGGTGGGTGAATCCACCTCCATCCCTGCTGAGTGGTATCAATACATGGCGCATGGGACTTATGCTGATTATCTCCGCGCTGAAGGACAACAAGAGAAGGCGGCGTTGGCAGACCAAGAGGCGGATATGCTGCTTCAAGAGGAAATGATTCGCATTGACGAGCAACACACCTTACAGCTTGTTGCAAACAGGATTTTCACAAACGCTAATATGCAGATGCGCTACTAATGAACTACTCACTTGGAAATATGCTTGGCGGGGGCTTCGTCGGTGGTCTTGATCCAGACGCTAAAGGATACATTGATGCAGTTGTCGCTGCTGGTGGGACGGTTAGCGGAGGGCAGAAGTCGGCAATCAATACCTTCTACAAGACAGGGAAAGCCGATGGCTGGTATTCCTCGCTAAAACGTATGTATCTGCCAATCTGGGGAGTAGCTGCACCGAATGCTATCGACATGATTGAGCTGGGTAGCGGCACGTTTGTAGGCACGGTGACGCAGGGTGCGGGGTTTGTGCAGGGGGACAATTCCACTGGGTATTTCAATACCTCAACTGCTTTGCATTCAGTTGGGTTGAATGGGACGCAGAGTATGCACGGTGTTCTGTCTTTGGATGACATTGGAACTGACAACGTGGGTTGTTACGTTTCGACAAATCGGATGCTTCTTGTTAACGGGGTTGCCATCACGTCACAGATGGTTCTAAACACTACAACAACCGCAGTTCTATCAGTCAACTTCACTGGGGTAATCGTTGCCAGTCGGACTTCTGCAACCTCTCATACACTTTATCGCCGCAGCACTGCCAGTGGATTTCAAGCTAGTGCGGAAAATACTACGACAGAGTTGTTGAATCTACCAAACGTCGCTCCTTGGTTTGCTGGTGCTGCAAACAATAACGGAACTCCGCTTCGTGGCACTGTAACAGGAAGGCAGGGGGCATACTTTTTTGGTGACGGATTAACTTCCGCGCAAGTCACCGATTTCAGTCTGGCTCTCAAGAACCTCTGGGAGGGGGCAACCGGACTCACACTGCCATGATCGGATTCGTCGTCACTCCAGAGCAAGCCGAAGCCGCCAACGCTGCCATTGCAGAAGCGCAGACAAGCCGTGGAATGCCCGTGTTCTGGCTGGCGGGTAGCTATCCCATTTACACCGGAGAACACGCAGGAAGTTGCTTCGTGCCGTGCGATGACGCGACACTCTCAACTCCACTTATCGGACACCCGCCACAGACTCCGCAGGATTTCCCTGAGTTTGCCATAATCATTGATTCAATGGGTGGGCTAGACGCTCGCATTGATATTCCAGCCGCCGATATTGCCCCACCGCCTGAGCCATGAGTGACAAGTTTCCAGATAGAGCAGAGTTCGCGTTAGCTGGCATCCGTAGGGGAAGTAGGACGTTCATGCTTACCGCTCCGTTCCGCTATGATTCGCGGATAGGTTGGCTAACCGTTCCCGTAGGATTCTTGACTGATGGCGCATCCATCCCACGGATATTCTGGTCTATCTTCTCTCCAACTGGCAGCTATTTCGAGGCGGCGTTAATCCACGACTACCTCTATTCCAACGTAAGCACATGGCATATCGACCGCGCTATGGCAGATAAGATATTCCTTGACGCAATGGGGGAGATTGGAGTTGGCTGGCTTACGAGAAAAACCATTTACCGCGCCGTTCGACTTGGCGGGTGGAAGGGATACAAAAAAAGCAAACTACAAGATGACTTCCAGCCAGATGAATAAAGAACTTTTCCATAGCGTAGTCGGGACATTTGCTCCAATACTGGGAGTCCTTACGTCTATGCAAGAGCAGATTGAATACGGACTTCGTATCAGTGGCTTGGTTGTCGGATTGGTTGCGGGACTACTCAGCTTATGGCAAATACTCAGAAAGCTATGAAAGACCTTGTGTCTGAAATCGTTCGCATCGCCAAATCACAAGTGGGGGTGCGTGAAGTGGGCAACACAAACTGTGGTGAAATCGTAAATCAATACAAGGCTGCGACATGGCTGAACCCAAAAAGAGGCTGGCCTTGGTGCGCGGCTTTCGTCTGCTGGGTAATCCGCGAGGCGTTGGCATCATCCGGCACGAAGCAGACAAAGACTTTCAAGCGTCCGAGAACCGCTGGCGCATGGGACTTTGAGAATTGGTCTATCGAACAAGACTCAACAACTTGGCTGCGGCGTTCTCCAGGCAAAGACATCATGGCAGGTGACATCGTGATTTTCACCTTCTCCCATATCGGCATCGCGGTATCCTCTCCCGACAAGATGGGCAACATCTCCACAGTGGAGGGCAATACTGACTCAGCAGGATCAAGAGAAGGAGGTGGTGTTTATTTCAAGACCCGTAATCTTTCCAAGATTCGTTCGCGCATTCGCTTCAATCTCCCATCCAAGGTAGCATGAGAACATCCCCTCCAACATTGGTAAACATCGGAGGGAAAATCATCACCATCCGCATAGACCCTAAGCTAGAATCGTGGGGCGAGTATCACGCTGATGATGAGGAAATCGTTCTCGCATCAAGAACACTTGAAAGGCAGTCAACTTTACGCGAAACCCTCCGTCACGAAATACTTCACGCTTCTCTTGACATTGCTGGAATTAGTCACCTTACTGTTTACCAAGAAGAGGCAATCGTGCGCTGCATTGACAACATATTCCATCCTGCATGGGATAAAGTCAGGAAGCAACTGACCACCTTGGATTGAGCAAACAATCGCGCAAAAAGCGGGGATTCCGTCTGATTTGAGCAACATTACACGCAAATGAAACCACTGAAAAGTAAGTCTAAAATCATTGTCCTCTTGTCCGACTTGCATATCGGCTCAGTTGTCGGGCTATGGCCATCTGATTTCGTATCCACCGAGGGAGTCCCCATCGGGCAAAACGCATTCCAGCAATGGCTGTGGGCTTGCTGGAAGGACTGCCATGAGTGGATAGCCAAAACCGTAGGGGATGAGCCTTACGAGTTGGTGATTAACGGAGACCTAGTGGAGGGCATTCACCACCGGACAACCCAAGTAATGAGTGCGGATGTTGGGGATCAATCTTCCGCCGTGATTCAGATTCTTGAACCCGTGACAAGCAAAGCTGCTGGTGTTCACATCATCAAGGGGACAGAGTGCCACACGCGCAATGACGAGATTCGGTTGGGCAAAGTTCTAGGCGCATCGAAAAATCCTGAGAACGGGCAAAACGCTTGGGACAACCTCGACATTGAAATCAACGGGACGCTTATCAACTTCGCGCACCATATCTCAGCTACCTCCCGCCCGTATCTTGAAGCTGGAGCGCACAGCATCGCCTTGGGAGTAATCACCCACACCCGCGCTAGGGTCGGC